TGCGGTTACTAATCCTGCATGGCCTGATTGGGTTAAGATAGGTATGGCGATTGATGCGGAAGATCGGTGTAACGGCTATCAGACTTCTAGTCCGTTTAGGGATTATCAGCTACATCATAGTGTTTATTGTGATGATAGAAGGTCCCTAGAGCGTAAGGCTCATAAGGCTGTGGAGCGAATAGCGGAAGAGCGTAACGGGGAATGGTTTAAGATTCCTGTAGAGGATGCTGTTTCCTGCATAACGGGACTTCTTAAATAGCAAAACTCCTACCAGTTAAGTGGTGCTATAATATACTATAGATCACCATTAGCTAATAGGAGTTTATATTATGGGATTGTTAAATCGTATTGTTAAGAAGATTCAGGAAACACAAGAACGTCGTGTTGCTATGTGGCAGTTGCAGAACCTGTCTGATGCAGAGCTACGAGATATCGGAATAGGTCGTAGTCAGATTTGGGATATAGTTCATAACGGACGGAATGTTTAACACGTTCTTAGTGTTGTACCGCCTGCAGCGGGCTTCTTAATTATAACAATTAAATAGCACCCTGTCTACAAAAATCGTACATAATACCGCCATTTAATTAAGTGGTTGACTTACTACACCCTGTGGTGTTAAAATAGAAGGTAATAAGGTTGATAAACCTAATTTATATTCGTGCGGCTATCAGGGAGCGGACAGGTCAAGAGTTATCTCTAGAGCGTGTCCGTGATCTGCTTTTAGAGGAAGGGTTAATTACTCCTGCCCAAGCCGCAGACGAAGACCTGATCTTTCGTGGTTATGAAGAATATTTTGAGACAGAGGAAGCAGCCAAGTCTGTGGAGTCTGTAGATTATTTAATTGATTTGGAGCGGTCTGATGAAGACGACTAAGAAGACAAAGCCGTGCGGTGCAGATGTACCCCCAAGCAATAAGCCAAAGATGGCTATGGGTGGATACATGAAGATTGAGAAGCCGAAGAAGCTTGGTGCCTACGGCGGCGGCTACATGAAGAAGAAGAAATGATCACGTGGGTAGCCATAGCGGTTGTATGCAATAGCCCTGTGGTTACTGATTGTACGGCGTATGCTTATCGGGAGAGCTTCTTTGAAGCGAATGAGTGTAACGTCAGTCTTCAATCTTTTTTATTGCAGCGACAGAACGAAGGTAAGTTTGCCTTTGGGTCCTGCAAAGCGATTGAGATAGCAGGGGATCAAGTTTAGGGGCTAGGGGATGTTAGCGGAATTGGCGGCGGCGAATGCCGCATTCGGCGTGATAAAATCGGCTATCTCGAATTCTAAGGAACTAGCTGATTGCGCAAAATCTATAGCGGCGTTTGTAGGTGCTGAAGAGGACCTAAAAGCGAAAGCTGAGAAAAAGAAGAAAAACCCATTCAATAAGATGATGGGTAAGGATGCTAATGATCTGGAAGAGTTCTTAGCTCTAGAAAAGATTAAGCAGCAAAAGGCGGCCCTTCAGTCCCACATGCGCTTGTTTGGAAGACCAGGATTATACGATTCTTGGGTGGAGTATCAGGCCCAAGCTCGTAAGGCACGTAAGGAAGCGCAGCGTCAGCGGGAAAAAGAACGGCAGGAATTGATAGAAGTCCTGACATGGGTATTCATCATTGTTGTTGTTTGGGGTGGCGTAGGCGCAGGATTTTATTACTGGTTTTTTTAATATGGCTACAACAAAAGATGTTGAACGTACCCCAAGTGGTCGCCTGAAGTATCGGGGCGAAACATTCAGCGGGTATAACAAACCGAAGCGTACTCCTGATGCAGCTAAGAAGTTTGCTGTATTGGCGAAGAAAGACGATCAAGTGAAGCTTGTTCGCTTCGGGGATCAGAACATGGAAATCAAGAAGGATAGTCCTGCACGTCGGAAATCTTTCCGTGCAAGGCATAACTGCGATACAGCCAAGGACAAGTTTACCGCACGGTATTGGTCCTGCAAAAAATGGTGAGCCTATGTCCCTAGTTAAAAACATCAATAAGCGCAAAAAGGATGGCACAAGCCGTTCTAAGAAAGAAAGTACTATCAGCCCTAAAGCATACAAAGATATGCAAAAAGGTTGGACCAAGAAGAAGTCAGGGAAGAAACGATGAGCGAAGATCGTCTTAGTCGGATGGAAGAGAAACTTGATAGATTATCTGAAGCAGTTGTCGCTATGGCCCGTATGGAAGAGCGGATGCTGACTCTATTCAAGCGTATGGATAAATTTGATGATTGCATCCACAAGATAGATGCACGCATGGACGAAATGGAACGTAAGGCGATTGCTAGAGAGCAAAAGATTGCTTTCGCAGAGCGTTTGTTCTGGATGGTTTGTACAGGTGCCGTTGGTTTGGCATTTGTTTATTTGAGGTAGAAAATGGATACCCCGAAGAAAGAATACACAGAAAAGCAGCAAGCTTTCCTAGATGCCCTGATGGGTGAGGCCCGTGGTAACATCCGCAAGGCTATGGATATTGCAGGCTATTCTAAAGGCACAAAAGCTTCAGAGGTCACAGTACCTTTGAAGGAAGAAATCATCGAACAGGCATCTATGATGTTGGCAATGAATGCGCCCAAAGCAGCGCACGGCCTACTAGGTGTACTGGATGATCCGACTGCGTTGGGGGCAAGGAACGCAATAAATGCAGCTAGGGAAGTGCTAGATCGTACTGGTTTAGTTAAGAAAGAAAAGGTAGAGGTCACCAACAATGGTGGTGGCATGTTTATCCTACCGCCTAAAGCTGATGACGTGGCCCAATAAAACCCGCAAGAACCCCACCCAACGCATTCCTTACGCATACAAACCTAGCGAAGATGATCCGCTAGTTTTGGTTCCTGATGAAGAGATCGTAGCCAAAGTCGAAGAGGCTATGGATCATCTTGATGAAGGATACAGCGGTAGGAAGGTGACTGATTGGCTCAACGATAAAGTTGAACGTCAATTGTCGCATCAAGGCCTGCGCAACATCTGGAAGCTGCACCGCCCTAAGAGTAAGCGGGTGAAACAGCTAAAGCGTGAAAACAATAAGACGAAGCCCAAAACTAAAGAAGAAAAAGAAGAGGCTCGTCTACGTCGCAAGATATCTGATAGCAAGCGCATCAAGACCATGATGGAGAACAAGCTTGCGGAGCGTCTAGGTACAGACAACGAAGCTGAAGAAGAATACCAGAGTGTATCAGATACTTTAGACTTCGGTGCTATCACGTTAGAACAGCAAGAACGTGAGGTTGTATTCCAACCAAATCCAGGCCCCCAGACGGACTTTCTTGCAGCCTCAGAACGTGAAGTACTTTTTGGCGGCAGCGCAGGTGGTGGAAAAAGTTATGGACTGCTTGCCGACCCTATGCGGTACTTCCACAATAAGAACTTCAATGGCCTTATCCTGCGTCGTACTAACGACGAATTGAGGGAACTTATTTGGAAGTCTCAGGAAATGTATCCTAAGATATACCCTGGGGCTAAGTGGCAGGAAAAGAAGTCTCAGTGGGCATTCCCTAGCGGTGCTAAACTGTGGATGACATACCTAGAACGTGACGAAGACGTGCTACGTTACCAAGGTCAGTCGTTCAGCTACATCGCAGTGGACGAACTTACGCAATACGCTACCCCGTTTAGTTGGAACTACCTACGTTCCCGTTTGCGTACTACCGACCCCGATCTCCCTATCTATATGAGAGCTACAACCAACCCAGGTGGTAGAGGACATGGATGGGTTAAGAAGATGTTCATTGATCCTGCACCGCCCAACCGTAAGTTTGCAGCTACGGATATCGATACAGGTGAACCGCTAACCTATCCTGCTAGTCACGAAAAAGCAGGTGAGCCGCTATTCCACCGCCGCTTTATTCCTGCCTCTTTGTATGACAACCCCTATTTGATGCAGGACGGGCAGTATGAAGCCAACCTTTTGGCCCTTCCTGAAATGCAGCGTAGGCAGTTGCTTGAAGGGGATTGGGCAATTGCTGATGGTGCTGCGTTCTCTGAGTTCAATCAGACCCATCATGTGTGTGAGCCTTTTGATATTCCATCTGATTGGCGACGTTTTCGCTCATGTGACTTTGGGTATAGCTCTTATTCTGCTGTCCATTGGTTCGCTATCGATCCAAGCTATGAAACCCTCTATGTCTACAGAGAGTTATATGTATCCAAGCACACAGGAAAGGACCTTGCAAAGGCTGTCCTCGAAGCCGAAGCAGGAGAATCCATCCAGTACGGAATACTTGATAGCTCCTGTTGGCATAACCGTGGACAAATTGGACCCTCTATAGCCGAGGAAATGATTTCAATAGGCTGTAGATGGCGACCAAGTGACCGTTCTGCAGGTGCAAGGGTATCAGGTAAGAACCGTTTCCATGAAGTTTTGAAGGTAAACGAGGAAACAGGACAGGCAGGCATCGTTTTCTTTAACACGTGTCGTCAAATTATAGCAGATTTGCCTATTATACCTGCCGATCCTAAAGGAACCGACGACATTGACCCCCGTTTTGCGTCGGATCACGCATACGACAGTGTCAGATACGGGATTATGAGCCGCCCGAGAGCATTTTCACCCTTTGATATGGGTAGAGGCGTACCGATACAGCGTTACGCACCATCAGATTCAACATTTGGATACTAAAATATGGCATTAATGGATAAACCTACTGGTCCTGCACCTGAAGATACTACTGAAGCGGAAGATGTAGTTGCCCTTCAGGAAGAAGGGGACGTTGCTGAAGAGAATATTGAGTATTCTGGCCTAACAGCGTTCATCGAAAGTCAGTTTAGACGCTCAAAAGATCAACGACTGTCTGACGAAGAGCGTTGGCTGATGGCATATCGTAACTACCGTGGTCTGTATGGTCCAGATGTTCAGTTTACCGACACAGAAAAGTCTCAGGCCTTTGTTAAAATCACTAAAACGAAGGTTTTGGCTGCATATGCGCAGATTGTAGACGTTTTATTTGCAGGTTCGAAGTTTCCTATCGGTATTGAGGCCCGTAATACCCCAAATAACGTCGCAGGTGAGGTAAATTACGACCCAAATGCCATTACTCCTGAAAAGGTAGAAGAAATGGCGGGTGTACAGTATACACCCAAGCGTCCTATCGCTCGACCAGACCTAGAGCGTGATTTAGGCCCCTATAAGGCCGAATTAGAGCCATTAGCAGAGGAATTGGAGCTAGGATCGGGTTCTACCCCTTCTGCGATCTTTTTTGAGCCTGCTAAACGTGCTGCACAGCTTATGGAACGTAAGATGCACGACCAGTTGGATGAAACCAACGCCTCTAAGCATCTACGGTCAATGGCATTCGAGACATGCTTGTTTGGTACAGGTATTCTGAAGGGTCCATTTGCTTACGACAAAGAATATCCACGTTGGGACGAAGAGGGTAACTATGATCCTTTGTACGAAACTATTCCTAAAGTGGAGTATGTGTCTATCTGGGACCTCTACCCTGATCCCGACGCACGGAACATGTCTGAAGCTGAGTTTACTGTACAACGTCACCGTCTAAATCGTTCACAGATGAGAGCGTTGAAGAAACGTCCACACTTCCGTAACGAAAGCATCGAACTGGCGATAGAGTACGGCCCACAGTACCAAAGAGAGTATTGGGAAGATGCACTAGACGAGACTAACAATTCTACCAGTTTAGACCGCTATGAGGTTCTAGAGTACTGGGGTGTCTTGGATGCAGAATTGGCTGAAGAGGCTGATCTAGAGCTACCAGATGAAGTCAGGGATCGTGACGAAGTACAAGTTAACGCATGGGTCTGCAATGGACAAATCCTGCGTCTAGTCATTAACCCATTCACGCCTACACGTATTCCATACACAGCCGTGCCATACGAACTGAACCCTTACGGTTTCTTCGGTATCGGTGTTGCTGAGAATATGGAAGACACACAATTGCTTATGAACGGCTTTATGAGGCTCGGGGTGGATAACTCCGCACTATCTGGTAACCTATTGATTGAAATAGATGAAACCAATCTTGTCCCAGGCCAAGACCTATCTGTGTACCCAGGCAAGGTCTTCCGCAGACAAAACGGGGCACCAGGACAAAGTATCTTCGGCACCAAGTTCCCGAATGTTTCCAATGAGTTAATGATGATGTTTGATAAGGCTCGTCAGCTATCTGATGAAGCCACAGGTATTCCATCATACAGCCACGGTGTAGGCGGTGTAATGGGGGTAGGCCGTACCGCCTCTGGTATGTCCATGTTGATGGGTGCAGCCGCACAGAACATTAAGGCTGTAGTGCGTAACATCGATGACTACCTCTTGGCCCCGCTTGGTAAGGCACTGTTTGCGTTCAACATGCAGTTCAACTTTGATCAAGACTACACCAAGGGCGATCTAGACGTAAAAGCCCGTGGCACCGAAAGTTTGATGCGTAACGAAATCCGTAGCCAACGCTTGCTACAGTTTATGCAGATGACTGCCAATCAACAGATGGCACCGTTTGTAAAATACGATTTCATCTTACGTGAGCTTGCCTCGTCTATGGACTTGGACGAAGACAAAATTCTGAACGATCCACGTGAGGCAATGATCCAAGCGAAGATGATGGCAGAGATACAGGCATTGATGCCACAGCCTGAACCACAGGCTGCACCTGCAGGGGGCGCACCTGCGCCATCAGACCCTACAGGTAACGGTGGGGGCAACATTGCCCCTGGGAATGCACCAGAGCCTAATTCCGAGGGCTTCACAGGATCAGGGGGCGGCGACAATGGGGGAGTACCACCACAACAGCCACAAGGTCCCGTTAATTAATGGATAAAGATACAAGTCGTGCGTTGCTACCTTTGGTCAACGACAAAGAAACGATGGAGCGGTTACAGGTCTATATTGAGTACCGCATCAACAAATACCGTGATCTACTAGAAGTTCAGAAAGACTTTGACCGCATTACTGAAATGCAAGGTGCAATGGCAGAGCTTCGTAGATTTAAAACTCTCCGTGATGAAGTAATTAAGGGAGCGGAATAGTGGATACTAGCCCACGTCCAATGCTACGGCCTAAAACGGAACTGCCGTATGACGACATTGAAAAAATTGAGCGTGTTGTATGGGCAGAAGCCCGTGGCGAAGGTGTAGAAGGACGTGATGCAGTACGTGCTGTAATCCTCAACCGTTTAGCGTCAGAACGCTTTCCTGACACAGTAGATGAAATACTGAGTGCCAGTGAATTTGAGCCTGTACGGACATACGGCAGCGTATCTGAGATACCTGCACCTGAAGATGACTTAAATGCACAGCTAACTGAATTTGTAGATTACGTGCAGTTAGGTGAAGACGCAGTAGATGGTCGCACCTTTTTCCAGAACACAGGTAAGACAGAAAACCGTGGTACTAAGTTTGAGGGTCCCGACCCAATCATTATTGGTAGTCACACATTCTATCGTGGGTATGCGGGTCAAGAGCCTGTGTACGACACCAATTTTTCACACAACGTGGAAGTTACTTACCCAGAGTACGCCGACATGGGTTTCAATAAGGGAGGGTTAGCCAGTAGACCTATTGATCCTGTGATGGAAGTAGACGGTGGGTTTCTTGTTTTAACACCTGAAAAGCATGAAGACGGTGCGCCAGTGTGGAAGTTTATACCTGAAGATGTTCCTGTCTCTAGAACATCAATACGTCCAAAGCTACGTCCAGAAATGTCTGAAGAAGAAATGCGTCAGGCTTTCTACGAAACTAAAGATGAAATGGTTAAGCAGGCTGCAATTGAGGCAGGTCTGGCTGAACCCGAAGAGTTTGCAAAAAATGAATATGCCCTTGGCGGCTTGGCGGTAGCCCGTAAAGGGATCACAACAAAAGAGGGCTATGAAATGGCTGATAAACAATTCCAATTAGATGAAGAAGAAGCCGACATCAATAACGACGAAGAGCTTTCTAATTATGAGAAAGCCCGTGCTGAAGCCATCCAAAAGTCACAGGTCGCTGATGATCCTGAATCAGATGAAAAGGTGGGCATGTACCACGGGGGTATGATGGAACCTGTGGACCCTGTATCGGGTAATCCTATTCCGATTGGATCAACAGCCGAAGAAGTACGTGACGATATTGATATTAATATCTCACAAGGAGAATACGTCCTACCTGCAGATGTGGTCAAATGGCATGGCCTAGAAAAGATCATGATGCTGCAGGAAGAGGCGAAGATGGGTCTTATGGCTATGGACGCCATGGGTCTAATCCCTGCCGTAGAAGCAGAGGAACAAGAAGGTGAAGTCTGTCCGAAGTGTGACGGTGAAGGTTGCGATCATTGTGATGGCACTGGCTACCACGCAGAGGAAGAGGAAACCCCAGAGGGCAATAAAGTTGAAGAGGCTACGGTGGAGGTTTCTGAAGAGGAACCAGAAGTCCGTGAAACGGAAGAATACGCCGAAAGCGATTATTCCAAAAAGACTTCTATGTACGGCATGGTGAAGAAACCGAAGTTTACTTTCATCGTGTGATTTTAATTGGGCTACCTTCACTAAGTGAAGCCCCCAGAGGTAAATTATGAGCAAATATAAGCGTAAAGAAGAAGCAGATAACGATCTAACATATTCACAAGAACTGGCGCAACAGGAAGCACCTGCAGAGCCAGAACCTCAAGATGCGGAAGAGGCATCGTTTAAAAAACGATACGGTGATCTTCGCCGCCATACACAACAGATAATGGCACAAAAGGATCAAGAGCTTGCAAAGATTAAACAACAGCTTGAAACCGCTGCTAAAGGTCAAATCCGTTTTCCAAAAACAGATGAAGAGATTGACCAGTGGAGCCAGAAGTATCCTGACGTGGCTAAGATCGTTGATACAATCGCTCGTAAACGTGCTAACGAAGCTTTGGAAGAGGGTGAGAAACGGCTAGGCCATCTTAAAGACCTCGAACAGAAACTAACACGTAAAGAAGCAGAGCAACAATTATACAAACTACATCCTGACTTTGGAGATATCCGACAGGACGCTGCGTTCCATGAATGGGTGGCAATGCAGCCTCTGTATATACAAGATGCTTTGTATAAAAATAATACTGACGCAACAGCCGCCGCACGTGCAATTGATTTGTACAAGGCTGATACAGGCAAACGCAAAACAACATCAAAACGGTCTGCCGCTGAAGCAGTGGGACGTTCTACTTCGTCAGCACCTAGTGCAGAAGGAAAAGCACGTTTTAGCGAAAGCCAAGTTTCTAAAATGTCGGATCGTGAGTATGAAGCTAACGAAGAAGCTATTTTAGAAGCCATGCGTACAGGTGCGTTCACTTATGATTTATCAGGTGGCGCACGTTAGTGGCATAAATATGCACCTAACAAAAGAGATAGCTATTTACTAAACAATATTATCGTGTTATAATTATTGTTATAGCATAGCTTTAAACGAATAAGAGCCTCGTTAACGACTACCTCTTAGTTCGTATTTTCCAGAAGACTGAAACAACTAGTCCACCAGTGTGGTAAGGCCCGTATATACGGCAGTGTGTACGCACCCTTACATCAGCACTGCCACTTAATTGTTACCTTCTGATTTTGTCTGTCGGTTTATCCGACTTGCCATTTCACAAGGAGATTTAACAATGGCATTTGAAAGAGCAACGGGTTACAACAACCTCCCAAATGGAGCGTTCTCGCCCGTAATTTATAGTCGTAAGGTACAAAAGGCGTTCCGCAAGGCGTCTGTAGTTGAAGACATCACAAACACAGATTATGCGGGTGAGATCGCCAATATGGGTGATTCAGTGCGCATCGTCAAAGAGCCTGAGATCACGATCAATTCTTACCAACGTGGCCTGAATTTGGCAACACAAGATTTGACAGATACCGATTTTTCTTTGGTCATCGATCAGGCGAACTATTACCAGTTCGCATTGGACGATATCGAAGAAGCCCACGGTCACACATCGTTTTTAGACCTTGCTACGGACCGTGCAGGTTACAAACTTCGTGATGCATTTGACCAAGACATTCTAGGTTACCTAGCAGGTTGGGAATGGACAGGTTCAGCATGGGCACGTCGTACAGCGTCTGCAGGTGATGCAGAAACTGGCGTAAACGCATCTGACGAACTATTGGCTGCGAATAAGCTAGACATCACAACGTTTGGTGGCAGCGATCTTGGCGTTGAAGCTGAAGTAACATCTATTCCAACTGCCGCAGGCGGTGGTGCAGGTGCAATCACTTCACCTTTGTCTATCTTGAACCGTATGGCTCGTATCATGGATCAACAGAACGTTGATACAGACGGGCGTTGGGTCGTAGTAGATTCTGTCTTTAAAGAGCTACTTATGGACGAAGACGCAAAATTAGTTAACGCTGATTTTGGCGGTGGTGATGAAGTACGCAATGGTCGTCTTCCAGGCACTATCCGTGGTTTCCGTGTATATACATCGAACAATCTTCCATACGCAGGCACTGGCCCAGACGCTGTTGCTGCAGGCGGTAGCGAAGAAGACTTCGGCGTAATCGTCGGTGGTCATGACTCAGCGGTTGCTGTAGCGGATCAGATTGCGAAAACTGAGAGCTTCCGTTCTCCAGATACATTCGCAGACATCGTCCGTGGCATGCAATTATATGGGCGCAAGATTCTTCGCCCTCAAGCGTTGATCACAGCGAACTACAACGTAGCATAAAACCTTTAGGGGGCAGGGCAACTTGCCCCCACACTCCTATTCTAAGGAACACCCATGCCCACTACATATATCGATCTATGTAATCAGGTCCTTCGTCGTTTGAACGAAGTTGAAATCGTTGCAGGGGATTTTCCTACGGCACGTGGTGTACACGCTCTTGTTAAAGACGCAGTACAGTCTGCGATTGCTCGTCTAAACCAAGCTGAATATAGTTGGCCCTTCAATGCTGCAGAACATTCTCAAGTTTTAACTGCAGGTCAAACTGAATATACATGGCCTACAAACTATAAGATCGCTGATTGGAACAGCTTTCAAATACAAAAGAATGATACCCTCGGTACAAGCTACAAAACCCTTACACCCATTGAGCGTGATGAATGGTATAGTAGATACCGTGATGCAGATTACGAGGCAGGCTCTCAGGGACGTAGTGTTCCTGATTTTGTTTTTCCAAGCCATGGTAGCGGCTTTGGTGTAAGTCCTGCCCCTAATGCGACTTACACGATCCGCTTCCGTTATTATCAAAACTTTAACGAATTAACTGACCATGACGATGTATCCCGTATTCCTACGGCTTTTGATACCGTCTTGGTCGATGGAGCAATGTACTTTTTGTACATGTTCAAGGACAACATTCAAGCCTCACAGGCTGCATACGTTGCCTTTGAAAGCGGTCTAAAGAACCTTCAGTCCATCTACATCAACAATTACACCGCTGTTCGAGACACTAGGATTGCATTCTAATGCCTGATGAAATTCAGAGTTTTAAGCTCGTCTGTTCTGGCGGCTTAAACTCAAACGAAAACCATTTATTTCTGGCAGAGGCTACCCCAGGTGCCGCTACCCGTTTGGTGAACTTCGAACCGTCCCTCTATGGCGGTTATCGTCGTATTGAAGGGTACTCACTGCTTGGTGGTTTGGATGTTGAGGTTGGCGCAGGCGTAGCCGAAGGGCCTATACTCGGCCTTGCGATCTACAAGAACGAACACCTTGGCAATCCCTACATCATCGCAGCCCGTAAGGACTTAGGGTCGAACACATACTCGCTCTATCAGTTCCTCGATCTAGTTGGGTGGCAGCAAATCCTATTACCCCCAAACGTTACCCTCGCTTACACAGCGAACAGCCGTACCGTTACCAAGATACGCCATGTGCAATTTGACTTCGGTTCTGGATCGCAGATTTGCTTGGTTGATGGCGTAAACAACGCAACAGTTTTCGATGGTACAAATTGGTATCAATTGAACAACACAAACACTGGCGGCACTTCAAGTCCAGGTGGCGATCAGATCGTTAACGCACCGTCTATTGTAGAGGTCTTTGAAAACCATTTGTTCCTTGGCGGTGACTTGGGTTCCAGAGCGGTTATCTGTCATTCGGCACCAAGCGACCCACTAAACTTTATGAACGCTAGTGGTGGCGGTCAGATCACCCCAGGATTTAACGTTGTTCAGTTCAAGCCGTTTCGGGATGACCTATTCGTCTTTGGCGTTAATGCGATCAAGAAGGTTAGCCCTGATGTAGATGCAGGCTTCACCCTTGATCAGGTTACAACCAACGTAGGCTGCGTTGCGAGGGACAGTGTTCTAGAGATTGGTGGCGACCTGATCTTTCTATCGCCAGAGGGTTTCAGACCCGTTGCAGGTACATCCCGTATTGGTGACGTTGAGCTAGGCACACTGTCTAAATCTATCCAAGTGACCTTGGTCAACATGATCAAGAAATACGACATGGACACAATCAACGGTGTTGTGATCCGAGGTAAGTCACAGGTCCGTTTCTTTGTTGGTGATGGCACCGAAGAGCTTGAAGAAGCTTATGGCATTATTGGCGGTCTATCAGATCAGAACGGACAGATTGGTTGGGAGTTTGGTGAGCTAGTCGGCATCCGTACTTCCTGCGTAACCTCAGACTATATCGGCCTCGAAGAATACGTCCTGCATGGTGACCATGATGGCAAGGTTTACCGCCAAGAAGAGGGTACGTCATTTAACGAAAGAGATATCCTTGGGGTCTATGCTACGCCATACCTCGACTTCGGTGATACAGAGGTTCGCAAAACCCTTCGTAAGGTAAACACATTCATCCGATCTGAAGGTCCCGTCGAGCTATTTCTATCGATGGCCTATGATTGGGGGACACCAAACACTCCTAGACCAGTTAACTACGTTAATGAGAGTGAAGGTGGTCCCGTTGCATATGGCGCAGAAGACATCGACTACGCAGGTACAAACGTCATTTACGGCGGTAACTCTAAACCCATCATGACTTCCGACATCCAAGGCTCTGGATTTTCCGCAAGAGCCACATTCACAACAATCGGACAGTCCAAGCCCTATTCAATACAGGGCCTCGTTTTTGAATTTAGTATTTCAGGAAGGCGTTAATTATGGCAGGCTACACTCGCCGATCTAGACCAGATATTACCAATGGTGCAGACATTACGGCTCCACCGTTAAACGCTGAATTCGACCAGATCGAAACAGCTTTCGGTACGGCAGGTCACACTCATGACGGCACTGCAGGTAATGCACCTAAGATCGATCTCGCAACATCTGTCGCAGGTTACCTGAAGCAGGTAAACGGCGGGGTAGGCGGGGCCAATAATACTACCGCTACATCAAACCCTACAATCACAGATGATACCGTTGCAGGTTATGCAAAAGGCTCTCTGTGGCTGAACACTACAACGAACCGTATATACGTCTGTATATCCGACACTGCTTCTGCGGCGGCATGGTATGAGCTTGCTGCCACAAACACTGCAAACAATATCCTACCATCAGGTGACGGTGTTGTTGATCTAGGCGCAGTAGGTAATCGCTTTGCCGACTTGCTTATGGCAGGGGATGCAACGATTGGCGGCTCTATCACAGTCACTGCAGCAAGTTCGTTTGCAGACAACGTAGACGTTACTGGTGCCTTAGACGTAGGTGGTGACCTGACTGTTGATAGCAATGCAACGGTTACAGGCAACACAACGCTAAATGGCAATACCACAATCGGTAACGCAGGTACTGATACTGTCGCAATTAATGCTGAAGTATCTACAAACATTGTGCCTGCTTCAACGAGCATCGATCTCGGTACAGCTACGGACGAGTTTAGAGATTTATATATCGATGGTACGGCACACATTGATACATTGGATGTCGATGAAAGTGCTTCTGTCGCAGCAAACTTAACGGTAGAGGGAACTACATCCCTTAACGGCAATACAAATATTGGTAATGCAAACACCGATACGGTTGCTGTTAACGCACAGGTTTCTACAAACATCGTTCCTAACTCTGACGATGCAAGAGACTTGGGTGAGGCGGCTAAAGAGTTCCGTAACCTGTTCCTAGATGGTACAGCGCATATCGACACATTGGATGTTGATGAGAGTGCTACAGTTGCAGTTGATATAACAGTTGGCGGCAACGTCCAGATCGATACAAACCTAGATGTCGATGGCGTTACAACGCTAAACGGCAACACCACTATCGGTGACGCAAATACAGATGTCCTGTACGTCAATTCTGAAATCGCAACATCCTTGGTTCCGTCTGCTACGAACCTTCGGGACTTGGGTACAGCAACCAAAGAGTTTCGGGATTTATACCTAGATGGCACTGCGCACATTGATACGCTAGACGTAGATGAAAATGCGACAGTTGCAGGTACTCTTGGCGTAACAGGCAACACCACACTTTCAGGTACACTGAACACAGGCGGCATTACAGGTACGTCTGCTACGTTCTCAAACAACGTAGATGTTTCAGGCACTGCTACGATTGCGACAGTAGACATCAACGGCGGCAACATCGATGCGACACAGATCGGTGTTACTAACCCTGATACAGCCCGTTTCACTACA